GGAGATTCTTAGATTACGAAGATTATCAGATACAAGAAGTTCAAGCACCTAAATCTTCAAGCAAGAATTGGTATGATGATTTGGAAATTTAGTTATAAGTAAAAATCGTTAGGCTCTACTTCGCCTTTTGTAAATTCATAAATTATTAACATCTCTTCTTTTCTTGGTGTTCTCTGTCCTATCATATATTTAGACAAACCACCCTGAGATAATTTATGTCCTGTTTGTTTGTGTAGTTCTTTGATGAACTTACCTTGTGTATAATTATTTTCTTTTAAATATTCTTTTAATTTCATACCTTAACCTTTTTGTATTATTACATATTGTATTGAAACCCATTTTGGATTATACTTCATAAATTAATTAAATGAAACATACATTGAGGATAATAAAATGAACAGCAATAATCCATTTGACCAGTTTGATATAGAACACTTATCAGCTAGTTCCATCAATCTATTTATGCAAGATATACCTTTATTCATTGTTAGGTATCTTGCTAAACACAAATCACCAACAAACCCTGCCATGCTTAGAGGAACTGTTATTGATCATGCAATAGGAAACAAAACATCGGTTGCAGAAGCACAAAAAGAGTTTATGGCATTAATGAACTATGAAAAGAAACAGGGAAATGTATTTGACCAAGAGAAAGCTGAAACAGAATACAACAATATAGAAAAGTATTTAGATGTAGGTCTTCCATTTTATAAAGACTTAGGTAAACCAGTTTCGTATCAAGAAAAAGTTATTTTACAGTTTGAGGATTTGCCAATAGATATTATTGGTTATATAGATTTGGAATATAAAGATTGCATAAACTCCAAAACTAACTCCACAAGTTTCAAGGCAGTTGGCTATTTATTCAACTGCATTGGATAAACCTGCATATGCAGATTACTTATATGTAGCAAAAACCAAACAGGAAGTTGTTACATTTGAGGTTGAAGATGTAGATGCAAGAATAAATGAGGTGTATAGGGTTGCATTAGCAATGATGAACCTTTTACAAAATAATGATATTAATGATTTAGTAAATATGACATATCCAAATATGACTACATTTATGTGGTCAGAATCAGATATTAAATTTGCTAAAGAACTATGGAGAATAAAATGAAACCAAATAATGAATTGATAAATGCTTTGATAAAAGCTTTTACTAACATGAATAATGCTAGTAAAGATAAAACAAATCCTTTTCATGGAAACTCTTATGCAACATTAGAGTCTTCTTTAGAAGCTGTGAAACAACCTTTATTAGATGAAGGTGTTATGTTTTTACAACGCTTTGAAGAGAATGATAGAGGGGTCTGTGTTGAAACCATATTCTATGGTCATGGAAGTGAGTTATCATCAGGCAAAATGTTTGTTCCTGCTGATAAAAACAACGCACAAGGCTTTGGAAGTGCTATGACATACGCAAGAAGGTACAGCTTAGTAACTGCTTGTGGTATTGGTGCAGGTATCAAAGTAGAAGAGAATGCCACTGTAGAAAAGACAGGTGCAGATGATGATGGTAATTCAGCATCAGCAGTTGTAAAACCAAAGCCAAAAGTGGTAAGAAAAACTGATCCATTTGATAATGATTAAAATGGAAGTACCAATGTGCATACAAAAGAAATCAAAGAGCAAATACACAGTTGACGACTGTGTATTTCTCTGTATGAGAAACGCCTATAATAATAATAGATGGCTTATGTTCCACGAGATACAAAGAATCATCAGTGAACAAACTGGTAAGTTTTTTGGTGAAGCTACTATATCAGCTTCTATTCGTAACATGAGAAAAGATTATTGTAGAAGTGCATACAATTTGCCTAGATTTGGTGAGATTGTAGATAAAAGAAGAAGGCATAACAGTAGAGGTTATGAATATAAATTTAATATAAGTAAAAATGATTAAAGAAATTCAACTTATTAAGATGCGAAAAGATATTGAATATCTTACAAAAAATTATTTTTATAGCAGAACTGCAATGTCTAAAGCTTTATGTGTCGTGCCAAAAGTTTTAAGTGATATAGAAAAAGGTGTTATACCACAAGATGCTAAATTTATTTTTTTATTAGAACAAATAAAATTTATAAAAAAACAAATAAAGGAAGCTGAAGATTATGATCCAAATTTAAAAGAAACTTTAAAAGGTATTAGAAAAATCAATAGAATGACACAAGCACAATGTGCAGACAAAATTGGCATAGACCCAAAAACTTTATGGAATTTTGAAAATAACATAAAAGTATCATTTAAATCTAAACAAAAAATAAAATATTTTATTGAACAAATAAAAACGACTGATGGCACATATAGTAAACTCGTTAGACAATACAGAAAAAATAATTTACTTAATCAACAAGAATTCGCAATTCAATGTGGTATTAGTTTTAGAACTGTTCAAAATATTGAAGATGGTATGGCTTTAAGTAACCAAACTAAAAAAAAGCTAAACAATATATTAAATGTAAACTAAAAATAAAGGAGAAATAAATGTACGAAAAAAAAGAAACTAAAAATAACACTGGTGCTTTGTTTAATGACGACAAAGTATCTATCGTAAGAAAAGGTACTATCAAAATAAATGATGAATTGCGTTATGCAAGTATCATTAAGTTTGAAACACCTAACAGTAATGAACCTAAATATGAATTATCTTTATCTGTTGGATTACTTCATGTCAATGATGCAGATAGTAAGAAAAGTCATAAGTCACCTGATATAAGTGGTTCTATAACTGTTGATGGACAATCATATAAGTTTGGTGGTTGGAGTCAGGTATCTGATAAAGGTGTAAAATACACAAGTGTAGGTATAACACAATCAGAAAAAAAAGAAGAATCAACAAGTGAGTCTTACTTTCCAACAGATGAAATTGAAATAGATGATGATAATCCTTTCTAAAATTTTTTATGCAAGACTTAGGTATAATAAGATTTGCAAAAGAAGATGATCTAAAATATATAAATCATTTAAGTAAATTAGAAAGTAAATCTCTTGGTTTTATTCCAAATCCTGCATATTTATCAGCAATCACAGGTATTAAAACAGGTAAGCGTTGGAGTCTTATATGTAATGACAAACTATTTGTTTGTGAATGTGATGGTGACTTAGTAGGATTTTGTTTAGCTAGTTTCGGTCATAAGCATAAAAATGTTATGACAAGACAAGGTAAAATAGCACAAATATGTTTACAAACTGATGCTCGTATGTTGCAAAGAGGAAGATTGCTGTTAGATAGTGTCGTTGATTATGGAGAATCTATTTATACATTTAATTGGACTTGTGGTTGTGCAGATGATCTTGAAAGTAATATATTTTGGAAAGCTATGGGTTGGAAAAAAGTTGGGCAACGAAAAGGTATAAGTAGCAAAAATACATGGAAACAAACAAGTAAAAGAGATATAAATATATATATGTTTAGCAAAACAGATATGTTTCTATGAGCAAAAGAATTGTTGATAAGGAACATTTAAAATATGTTTCTACATTGCCATGTTTTATTACACGAGCAGGGTTTATGAGTTGCAATGGTGCTATACAAGTTCATCATCTTTTAAAACCAAGTGATGGCAAAAGAGGTTGGGGTCTAAAAGCTGGTGACAATCAAGTGATACCACTATGTATGTTTCATCATGCACAACTTCACATCAAGTTTGGCAATGAGATCAAGTTTCTAAAACATTATGGATTTAAAGAAACAGCAGCACAAGAATATGCAAAGCAACTATGGGAACAAAAATCAGCAGAGTGGGATCAAGATGATAGCGATTTACCCTTCTAAAATAAAATAAAAAATATTCCAAAAAGTATTGAATAAATATTACAAATTGTATTATAATACGCATATGTTAAATAATTTGAAGGAGAATAAAATGAAATTAACTAACAAGCAACAAAACTATTTATTAAGCAAATATAAGTACAATGCGTATGGTGACACCCATTCTGTGTTCATAATTGAAAATGACTGTGAGGTTTGGAGAAAGGACTTAACAGATCATACTAGTATGCATCTTTTAACT